TTAAGCGTATTAATGCTATGTCTAATAGCGATGTCGCCGCTCTATTCGCAGAAAGCTTCAAGTGATACCTGCTGTGTACCTTGTGCTAGTCTGAAGAAAGCAATTATTGTTAAACAGGAAAGAATTTACTGCGGTGCTCAATTAGGGTTTGCCCGTGATTCTATTAGCACTCTGCAGGAGATCATCACTGCTAAGGACACTATTATCTTTCATAGAGATAGTGCTATCTTGTTGTACAAGGATAACGAACTAAAATTTAAAGAGGTTATTAATAATAAAGATTCAATTATAACAACCTACGGAAAAGAAATAGAGCGTTTAAGAGAAGGTAAGATGATAGCTTACGGAGTTGGGTTTTTATCAATGATTGTTGGACTAATTTTCGGCCTATGAGTCAACCAGACTTAAAAGCAATTATTAGACAAGAGTATGTTAAGTGTGTGGTTGATCCCGTACACTTTATGAAAAAGTATTGCTACATTCAGCATCCATTAAGGGGTAGAATCTTATTTCATTTATACCCTTTCCAGGAAACAGTACTAAAACACTTCCAAGATAACCCTTATTCTATCATTTTAAAGTCAAGACAGTTAGGTATTTCGACTTTAGGTGCAGGATATGCACTATGGTTAATGCTTTTTCACAAAGATAAGAACGTACTAACCTTAGCAACTACACAAGCAACTGCACGTAACTTGGTGTCAAAAGTACAATTTATGTACGAAAACTTACCTTCTTGGTTGAGAATTGATGCAGAAGAAAAGAATAAACTAAGCTTAAGACTTTCTAACGGGTCTAAAATTACAGCTAAATCATCAAATTCAGATGCTGCTCGTTCAGAAGCGGTATCATTACTGTTAATTGACGAGGCGGCTTTCATCGATAACATCGGAGAGACATGGGCATCAGCTCAACAGACCTTAGCAACGGGTGGTGGTGCGATTGTACTATCAACTCCTAATGGAACTGGTAACTGGTTCCACCAAACCTGGGTAAGAGGAGAAGCAAAAGAGAATGAATTCCTACCAATCAAACTACCTTGGTACGTCCATCCTGAAAGAGATCAAAGCTGGAGAGATGCTCAAGATAATCTACTAGGAGATCCACGCCTGGCAGCACAGGAATGTGATTGTGACTTCTCAACATCAGGAGATACTGTCTTCTACGGAGAGTATTTAGAGTTCTACCAACAGACTTATATGGCTGAACCGATAGAAAGACGCGGTGGAGATCATAACTTATGGATTTGGGAACCTGTAGACTACTCAAGAAGCTACATGGTAGTAGCTGACGTAGCTAGAGGTGATGGAAAAGACTACTCAACCTTCCATATTATAGACATTGAGAACAACTCTCAGGTTGGAGAATATAAAGGACAGCTAGGAACCAAAGAGTTTGGCTACTTACTAGTAGGGATAGCATCAGAATATAACCAAGCATTACTGATAATAGAAAACGCTTCTATTGGATGGTCAACAATTCAGACCGTTATTGATAGAGCATATCCCAACCTGTACTATTCACCGAAAGGCGGTAATACATCTGCCGACTCTTACTTCGATCAATACGATTACAACTCAAATATGGTAGCTGGATTCTCTATGAATTCAAGAACTAGACCGTTAGTTGTTGGTAAGTTTCAAGAATACGTTAATGAAAAAGCGGTTACTATTCGATCCAAACGTTTAATCGAAGAGATGAAGGTGTTTATATGGAAGAATGGTAAAGCAGAAGCACAGCACGGGTATAACGACGACTTAGTTATGGCTTTCGGTATTGCTATGTACATCAGAGACACTGCTTTAAAGTTCCGTCAGCAGGGATTAGACCTAACACGTAATGCACTAAACAACATTACGGTTACTAGACCTTCTTACCAGGGTGTTTACCTACCTACCCACGTAGCTAATCCCTATGAGATTGACAATGGTAAAGGAGGAAAAGAAGATATAAGCTGGATTTATTAACTATTTATACTTATATTAACACTACACAATGGCTGATACTAGTATATTTTCAAGATTACGTAGACTTTTTTCCACAGATGTTATTATTCGGAACGTCGGAGGTAATCAGTTATCTGTAGCAGATACAAACCAAATTCAAATGTCAGGAGAGTTAGAAAATAACTCTTTAATGGCTAGATACAATAGAATCTACACTACTTCACCTACATCTCTCTACGGATACCAATCTTCATTCAATTATCAAACACTAAGAACTCAGCTATACTCGGAGTATGACGCAATGGACACAGATGCAATTATTGCTTCTGCCCTTGATATCCTTTCAGAAGAATCTACCCTTAAGAATGATATGGGAGAGGTTCTGCATATTAGATCTTCCGACGAAAACATTCAAAAGATTCTTTACAACCTTTACTACGATGTACTGAATATTGAGTTTAACTTGAGTTGGTGGATTAGAAATATGTGTAAATACGGAGACTTCTTCTTAAAATTAGAAGCTTCAGAAAAGTACGGTGTTTATAACGTTATTCCATTCTCAGCCTTTAACATAGAAAGACAAGAGAATTACGATCCAGAAAATCCAACCGCTGTAAGATACAGATACGATCCTGATGGATTAGCTGCAGACACTTACGGCTACTTTAAAACTCCAAACCAGAACGACTCTAAGTCAATCTACTTTGACAATTATGAAATAGCTCACTTTCGTTTATTAACAGATGTAAACTACCTACCTTACGGCCGTTCTTATATTGAACCTGCTCGTAAATTGTTTAAGCAGTATACATTAATGGAAGATGCTATGTTAATTCATAGAATTGTAAGAGCTCCTGAAAAGAGAATTTTCTATATGAACGTAGGCGGTATTCCTCCTGCAGAGGTAGAAAACTTCATGCAAAAAGCTATTACTAAAATGAAGCGTACTCCTTATATTGACCAGCAAACAGGTGAATATAATTTAAAGTACAACATGCAGAACTTAATGGAAGATTTCTACGTTCCAGTTAGAGGTAATGATACTGCAACTAAGATTGATACTTTAGGAGGATTACAGTACGACGGTATCACCGACGTAAATTACTTGAGAGATAAGCTATTTGCAGCTTTAAGAATTCCAAAAGCATTCTTAGGGTATGATGAAAAGCTTCAAGGTAAAGCTACTCTTGCTGCAGAAGATATTCGCTTTGGTAGAACAGTAGAAAAGATCCAAAGAATTATGGTTTCTGAACTATATAAGATCGCATTCGTGCATTTATACATTCAGGGATACAGAGATGAGTCATTAACTAACTTTGAACTATCGTTAACAACACCTTCTATCATTTATGATCAGGAAAGAGTAATGTTAATGAAAGAGAAGATTGAGTTAGCTCAAACAATGATGGATTCTCAATTGATTTCTTCTGATTGGATTTACGATAACATCTTCCACCTAAGTACAGATCAGTACGATGAGATGAGAGAGTTAATCTTACAAGATGCAAAACGTAAATTTAGAATGTCTCAGATCGAAAACGAAGGAAATGATCCTTTAGAGACAGGAGAATCTTACGGAACTCCTCACGATATCGCTACATCTTACGGTAAAGGTAGGGTATATGATAGACCGGGTTCAGTACCTGCCGGATATGATAGAGATAGACCTGAAGGTAGACCAGAAGAAAAAGCTTCGAATATTGACACCACAAACGATCCTTTAGGTATGGATAGATTAGGCAAAAAAGCAATGAAAACTGATGACCAACAGGGATACGGAAGAGACAATACCTCACCGTTTACAATGGAGACCACTAAGAGACAATTATCAAAACACTCTAGATTGTTAGATGAAATACCAACTCGTAAGAAGCTGGTTTTTGAATCACAGAACAGCGCGGAAGGTTTGTTAGACGAAAGACAAATTAGGGAATAACATTTAACACATATTTATTATAAAACCATCGATAGATGTCAATAAAACATTCAAAGTTTAAAAATACGGGGCTTCTTTTTGAACTTCTAGTAAGGCAGATCACCTCTGATACTTTAGAGGGGAAGAACTCTACCGCTATTAATATACTTAAGAAGTATTTTGTTAATACTGAATTAGGGAAAGAATATAAGCTATACGAACAGTTAGGTGCTTATAAAAACCTAACAGAATCTAAAGCTGAAATGGTTATCAACACTCTAATAGAGACTTCTACAAAGCTAAAGAGGACCGAGATTAGAAAGCAAAAATACAACCTAGTTAGAGAAATTAAAGAAAACTACAACGTAGAGAACTTTTTTAGAGCAAAGGTAGGTAATTATAAAGTGTTTGCTGCACTAAATAACCTGATCGAACACCTAACTAAAGTACCAGCAGCAGTACAATCAGATGAACTTCTAGAAGAATATAAAGGATACAGTAAAGATTTACGTATTCTAACGTATAAAATGCTATTAGAAAAGTTCAACGAGAAATACGACCACCTAACACCGCAGCAAAAAGAGGTACTAAGAGAGGTTGTTACAGCAGTTGATAATACAGACAAGTTAAAGCAGTACTACAATACTAAAATTGCAGAAGTACAGAGCTTGCTAAGTAAAAAAACAAGTGATCTTAAAGACGAAGTCTTAAAAATTAAAATTACAGAAGTTTTAAAGTATGTTCAACCATTAGGTAAAACAGAAAAAGTTACCAATGATTGTATTATTAACCTATTACAGTACTACGAACTACTTAATGAACTTTAATGGCAACCAGACAGCAGCTAAAAGAAAAGCTTAAACAATGGCTTAAAGAGGAATCAACCTCCGGAGCAGCTGGCGGCTATAATACTCCCTACGCTTTCAATCCAAATAAAAAAGCACAAGGTACTTCACGTAACTACTACTTAAAGATGGGCTGGAAGCTCGTCAATAAGAATAAAGTACGTAAAGCAGCTAAGGGTATGGAATATAAAGATCTTTGGAAATAAACAATACCTATTTATAACATATGAAAAGCCTACAGAATCAATACAATCTTATCAAAGAAGGTAAAGGCAATAAAGAAATCTTCTTAAAGGAAGCTAAAGCTCAATTCCCTCAGTATATCACTAACGTTCAAACGTTTGATCAGGTTATTCACTCTCTTACTGAGAAAGGAATTCTCAACGAAATGGTATTAGTATCTGCTAAAAGACCTGAAACTCCAGATTGGTTTAAAGTGTTTAAGGAAAATACAGAAACTGTAAAAGCAGAATTAAAAGATACCGACAAATCAGTAACGGAAAAAGAAACTGCTGGGTACGATTATAAAGCTAAGAACAATAATAACATCTCTACTGCAGAAATCCTAAACGGATATTATGCTGAAATGAAAGATCCTAAGAATGCCGATAAGACAGAAGATGAAATCAAAGCAATCGTATTTAAAAACTTAGAAAAAGATCCTTTGTTCTATGTAAAGAATGCAGCTTTCGGAGTTAAGGGTATTGGATACACTGAAGAAGCTCCTGGTCTAGGTCCAACAAAAGAAGTAACAGGTAAGTACAAATCCTCAGGAATGGAACCTGTTAATTTAAATGAAGCTAAAAAAAGAGCTATTGATAAACACATCGCAGAAATCGAAAAGATGGGTGAAGTAGCTGCTTGGGATCATAGAATTAATAAGACTCAAGAAAAAATTGACGAATTAACTAATAAAATGACCATGACCGAAGGCGATGATATTAAAGAGATGGTCGATAAAAAAGCAGTTAAAGAGTTAAAAAAAGACATCGCTGTACTAACTAAGAAAAAAGCTCTTTACGAAAAACAAAAAGCTAAAGCTGCTAAGAGAGTAAAAGACAAGTCAATCATGCAAACTGCAGCCGGTGAAGGTACTACAGTAATGGAAAAAGAAGAAAAGCCAGTTCCAAGCAGTGAAGAACTTGAGAAAGAATGGGAAGAGCGTAAGCCACATTTCATGAAATCAATGAAAGCACAGGTAGCTGGTCCAAAAGCCACTAAAGAATCTTGGTCTGGAATGGTTAGAGAGTTAATCAACAAAAAGAATTTAAAAGTAAAATAATGAGTAAAAACTTACTTATTGAAACTATATCATTTCAACCCCGAGCCTTTACCTTAGTAGAAGCCAAGGGCGGTTCCGGTCTTCCATTAGTAGAAGGTGTCTTAGCAACTGCTGAAATAAAAAACGGTAACGGAAGATACTACAGTAAAAAGATTTGGGATAGGGAAATCAATAAGTATATGAGTTCTGTTAAAGAAAACAGAGCAGTTGGTGAATTAGATCACCCCGAATCTACTGTTATTAACCTTAAGAATGTATGTCATAACATCAAAGATATTTGGTGGGACGGTGATCATATCATGGGTAAAATTGAAATCCTTCCAACTCCGTCTGGAAACATCTTACAAGCCCTTATTAATTCAGGTATCACCGTTGGTGTATCATCTAGAGGAATGGGTTCAGTAAGACAGATGGGAGAAACATTAGAAGTTCAAGAAGACTTTGAATTACTGTGTTGGGATTTCGTATCTACTCCTTCTAATCCAGGTTCTTGGATGACTTCTATAAATGAAAGTTTAGATAAAACATTACCAAATTACAGTAAAGCTAATGAAATCATAAGAGAAATTTTATGTGCTCATGGCAATTGTCCAATATTTTAACCCCTCTTAGGATAGTATCCTTTGATCGACCCTCCCATAAAAAAGGAGGGTTTCTTATTTTTGGTAAAACAGTACATATTTATATTTGTATGTACCACGATCTAATGTGGTACCACTTATTGCTCTAGAAAAATTATTACGCTCTTATTAATAAGCGTATTTCCCAAAAAAACTATTATTAGGAAAATGTCAAACAGAGAATTGTTAAAAGAGGCTATTGCTGATGCAAAAGCTGTAAAGGAAGTCGCTATCACTAATGCAAAAGCTGCATTAGAGGAGGCTTTCACACCACATTTGAAATCGATGTTCGAAAAGAAAATGATGGACATGGAAGAAGAAGAAGAGGTTAAGACTGAAGCTTTAGACACCACCGACGCTGAAATTGAAGAGCTTTTAAAAGAGCTTGAAGAAGGCGAAGATCTTATTAATGACCCTAAAACTACTCCAACTGCTCATGGCAATATTGCTGAAGAAGAAGAAGGAGAAGAAGGATCTGAAGAAGAAGGTGAAAAAGAAGAAGATGAAGTTGAAATCGATCTTGAAGAAATGTCTGAAGAAGACTTGAAGAAATTTATTGAAGAAGTGGTAGACGAAATGATCGAAGCTGGTGAATTAGAAGCCGGTCACGAAGGAATGGAAGATGAAGCTGGTATGGAAATGGAAGAGCCTGAAATGGGCGCTGAAGAAGAAGTATCTGCAGAAGAGGAAATTGCCGAAGTGTCTCACGAAGAAGAACCAATGAAAGAAGCTAAAAAAGACCATGAAGAAAAAGAAACTGAAAAGATGAAAGCCATGGAATCAGAATTAGCTGAAGCTATCGAAACTATTAACACATTGAAGTCTGAATTGAACGAGATTAACTTGTTAAATTCTAAACTTCTTTACACCAACAAAATTTTCAAGGCTAAAAACCTTACTGAATCACAAAAAGTTAAAGTATTAACTGCTTTTGACAAAGCTGAGACAGTAAAAGAAGTTAAGTTGGTATTCGAAACTCTACAAGAGGGCTTAGAAAGAGTCGCTAAGAAAGAGTTGGTAAGAGAAAGCAAAGGATTTGCTTCTAAATCAATCGGTACTTCACCAAA